GTTTTTAATCCTTCAGATTGCTTACTATAAGTATTATAATTGTTGTAAACATCGTATAATTTATTAGCTGCGTTTGAATAATTTACACTAAACCATTGTGCTTCTTTCATACAAAATTGGTCTGCTGCTGATTCATGTACAGGTGTCAATGAACCTTCTAATAAAACTGAATGTTCTGGTGGTAGGAAATCTAATTGTCCACTCCAGCCACTAGCTATAATTGGTTTACCCGTCAAAGTAAACTCAGCCATAGGTCTACCATATCCTTCACCTTTAGCAAATGAAATCATTGCTTTAACTTTAGGATGATGATATAAATTACTCATATCAGTTTCTTCCATATCACCATGTACCAAATATACAGATGGACATTTATCTCCAAGTGGTTTTAATACACCTTCTAATTTTTCTCTAGTTCCTTCTCTATCTATAACACTAAATCCAGCGTGAGATGTTTTAATAATAAGACCTGGTCTTTTATCTTTTGGCAAGTATTGGAATACCGTAGCAAATGTTTTAATTGCCATACCAATATCTTTTCTATCTTGTCCCAAATCTCCTTTTAACCAATGTCCTACAATTAGAAAGTTAAAATCCTCTTTTACATTTGCTAATACATCTTTACCACTTCCTTTGGAAAATATTTCAGTATCAACTCCTTCAAAAAGAACTTCAATTGGTTTTGTTACTTTAACTTCTCCAACGATTTGTTCAGATGCTTGGTCTTTTTCTTGATATACAGTTCCACCAATATTTTGTCTTGTGAAATTAGATGGTACTATGATTAAATCCATATTATTACAACCATCAATAAAATCTTTTGGGCAAATTGTGGTTTCAACGCCAGCAGTTATACCAATGTTATAACCACCTTTTGCAGTAAACTCATTTGCTACTGATACCTGAATGAATACATCCGGCTTATAACTAACTTCGGTAATGACTCTTTCTAACATCCATCTTCCGAAATCACTTTCACCATCAACATTATTTTGTGGAGTATTACCCCAACGTAGTGGTATAATTTTGATATCATACTTGTCCATTTTACGAAGTGATTTTAGTAGGTCACGACTATGGTCCCCATACCCAGAACGAGTAAAGCATGGGCTTTGAAATATTAATGTTGGCTTATTCATATATTATAACTTATTTTATTTTAAAAACTTCAAATCTTTCTCTTGGTTTCCAATTTTCAAATGTTGATTCAATTCCATCAACTAATGTTTGGCACATATTTGTATGTGTTAATCCCATCTCTCCGATAAATGCTTCTCTACCCATCAATGCGTTTGCTTTACGGACATCTTTTGGTGTGTTATACATTTTCTCAATTGCTTCAGCAACATCCTCTATATCAACTCTATCATCCCAAATATAAGGTGTCGGAACTGAACCTGCTAAAGCTTGTGCTCTACTCCAAACCGGCAATGCCCAAGGACCAGGAATTGCTTTATCTTCCCACAATCTCCATTCATGCAAAGAACCAATTCTAATATAATCAGCATGAGTTAAATACTTACCATCAACTTTAAATCCACATTGGTCTTGCAATCCACCAGTTACGTTTATAATGATTGGAGTTCCAGCCATTACCGATTCAGCAGTTGCTAATCCAAATCCTTCGTTGTTAGCTATGTTGATTGTTACATCTGCTATATTATAAATAAGATTTAATTCTTCTTGAGGTCTTCTCTTTTCTGAAAATATAATATTACATTCAGGTGCCATTACATCTATTACTGCTGGTAAATCAGTACCATTCTCATCAACAGGTTGTGTATGCATTACTAAACAAACCTTATCTGCTTTTTCTTTACCTATCTTGTCACAAAACTTTTTAAATGCTACAATAACATCCGCAGGTTGTTTTCTTCTGATATTACGATTTGACCAATATAGTACAAAATCATAATCCTTTCCACCTAAAATTTCTTTACGAAATTCTGCAGGCACATCCGCTGGCTTATATATGTTTGTGTTGATACCATGTGGTACATAACTTACTTGCCAATCCTTTTTAGGTTTCCAAGTTGGTTTTGTATCTAATGCTGATAATCTTTTAATGATACCATATGTTTGACGAGAGATACACCCAATCCAATCACAACTTTCATAGAAGTTACGATTATATAATGGGTCTGGTAAATCATCCCAAATTGCATAGAATAAAAGTGGAACATTTTGTCTGATTTCATGTTCAATATCATACAACCATGTCCAATAACGAGGGTCAGTAAAATGTAGGATAGCATCTGGCTTTTCAGTATTGATTAATTGTCTAATCAAATCGGCGTTACCATAGCCATTCCAAGGAAGTATTTTTACATTAGCATCAGGTACTCCATATGTTTTTTGAATATCTTCACTAACATCTAAAACCTTACCAGCTTCAGGATGGTTAATTGCTGCTCCTACCTGAAACCAATCGTATTTATGAACTGTACCAAGTACTAATTCCTTTGACACAGTAGCGATACCACTTGCCATTCTTAAATCATCCGAAAGTAAAAGGATTTTCTTTTTTGCCATAACTTATTTTGTTTCTTAAAATTGTGAACCTGATATTTGTAGTTTCAAGTATTCGTTCATTTCTTCTCTAAATTCTATATCCGTAACATATCTTTCAACTGTTCTATTTACCAGCTTTTGAAGTGTAACATCGGATGTAAAAGAAACTTTTTTGAAACTTGAATATACGTCTTTTAGTATTTTTACCGTTGTCAGTTTTGTGTTTTCTTCGTTCATTGTAATATATTTATATATATAAGTATAATGAAATAAAAAAAACATAAAATTTATTTTGTAGCCTTTTTATCACATATTCCCCTATTTCCAAACTCACAAAACTTACAATTCTTTTTAGCTGCACCTGGTACTTTAGGGAATTCAATATCTCTAAACTTACCCTCATCATCAAATACTGCATTGATAAATCCCATAAACTCATCATATACTTTAGTAACCGATGGTGAGCCATGTGCTGGAATATGTTTTGATACATGTGGTATTGGAAATGCCGAGTCTTCGGGCAACTTCCTACGAAGTATCTGATACTCCACTTTAATCTTTTGTAAAGGAATATTAAATAATTCTGAATAGTATTTTTTATAAAGGAGTATTTGAGAATTTTTCATCTTATCAGCTTTTTGATACTGATTCCATCCCATAGTGGATGTCTTAAGGTCAATTATAATAATTTCATTAGATGCCAAATCTCTAATAACAATATCAATAAATCCAATAAAGTGTACGCCCTCTTTAATAGTTGCGTTCAATGGAATCTCAATACCTACTAATTCAAATCCACTCTTTGAGTAGAATTTATGCATATGCTTATCTAACCAAGCTAATATACGCCTACCATCACCATAAAATTCTTCTAATTGTATTTGAGTACAAGGAGTTCCTTCACTCATTTTATCAGCTTCACTTTTATAAGCCTTTCTCATAGTTTCCAATAAGAGCTTATCTTTGTTGATTTCATCTGCTTGCTTTTTAGAAACACCATACATAACCGAAAGGTAATGTTGGATAGTTTCATGCATAGCAGTTCCAAATATTGTATGGATGTTAGATGAACTCTCACCTAACTTATCTATGTAATTTAACTTATATTGATGCGGGCAACTACTCCACATAGAGTATTGCGAAAATGATACTTTAGCCATTGTTTTTATTTATATAAAGATACGAAAAATGTATGAAACTACCAAATTAAACTTTGAGTTTCAGAGCGGATATTACTTTTGTTTCAGTACCATAAGCCTCAGCTATCTCCTTAATATGCAACTTACCAGTTGTAGTTTGATATAAAATATGAGCATAATCCTCAGCTTCCGTTTCGGATACCTCATAATAACGAGCTACTAACTTAATAAGCCACCCTTCATACTTTTCAGATGAAGCAGGTTTCATATACTTTAAGAATGCTCTTGTTTTTGGAATCAATCCTATCAAACATAAGTACATCGCTTTAGGCGGCGCCTCCTGAATGTAAGGTTGTATATCTGCAATTAGTTCTATCCACTCAGGTTTCATAGAAAGAAAACGGAGTATCATATAGTTACTCCAAGTCTTTTTATCACTCTCATCAAGTGTGTCCCAATACTTTGGGTCCTTCTTATCACAAATTGCGTTTAGATGGTCAAATAATGTTTTAGCCATATTATGCTTCTTCTTCTACTTTTAAACCCGGAGGTAATAATTCATTAAGAACTTCACCACAATCACCACATAAGAATAACTCTACGGGTAATACTTCATCTTTTGGTTTACCAGTTAATAACTTTGAAATCTTACGAAATCCAAACCCTTGTACAAAAATCTCACCACCACACTTGCATGCAATAGGTTCGGTTTTTTCTAAAGGTATTTTTACTTCTTCTTGCTCACCTATTGGTTGTCCACTTGCTCCTAAAATGTTTGCCATATTATAATATATTTAAAATTTGAATTAATGTAGCTGCTGCGATAATTTCTTTATCAATTGCAGTTGCTGATTTATTTACTCCATCACCTAACAGTAGAATTACATTAGATGTATTTTCTCCACCATATTCCTCTACCTTATTATAAAGAGTTGTATATAAATCCGTAAAATCAGTTACTTTAGAATCTATAATAGTTTGTCTTAACTTCATATACTTATTTCTCTTATCATCCTTTGAAGAAAGTATTTCAATAATCTTTGCTTTGTAATCATTATCTAAAAGATTTTGTACGTCCACCATCAACTTTCCTTTATTGGAGTTTAGTTGGCAAGTATTTAATATCTTACGAATATCAGGATAAGCCGCATCTATAATTGGAACTAAATCCTTAACATCAAATTGTATTTCCTCATTCTTTAATATTTTACTAACTTGTACAGCTACATCTTTTTTAGTTGGAGGAATAATTTGAAATGTTTGACAACGAGATTGTACTGGTTCTATAATTTTCTCAACATAATTACAAGTCAAAATGAATCTACAATGTCCACTAAATGTTTCCATTAAATTACGAAGGATAG